GATTGGTTTGAGGGTAGGAGAAGAAGAGGAACTTGCAGGTTCAGATATGTGGGAGACAGGCTCTCCAGCGTATCCAGAATTTATGACAAGGTAAATAATATAATAAAGAGTGCCTTACAACATTTTAATTAACAGGTGAGACCCGCAGGACAAAATAGAGGAGAAAAATATGAACCCAAATGAATTCGGATTACAAATAGCAGATTTAATCACTCCCTTTATAGCAATGATGGTAGGTATTATTATTGCTTTATGGGTAAAGGATTTTGCTGTGAAGGTAGCTGCTGGAATGAGTTTTAAGTACTTTGGCCCTTTCAAAGAAGGAGATATTGTACAGCTTGATGGCAAGAAAGCTATGGTTATTAAAATAGGATTGATGATGACAGTTTTTGGGCATAAAGACGTTGAACGAGGTTACATATGGAGATATGTCCCTAATGAAAAAATAGCTGGTTTAAGACTGGGAAAAGTAGTTTCCAATCATAGAAAAGAAACAAAACCCTGAATAGTAAGGAATCGACCACCTAAGAAATATACTACTTGACTTTTAGTTAAACTCTGGTATAATTTAGTATTGTCAATATGACAAAAAGTTGAAATAGGAGATATTTTATGATGGATAACGTTATCGGCTGGATAAAATCCGGTACTAGCGCTGGAATAGCACTTATTGGTTTAACAATTGTTTTACAAGTGATTTTTGGCAGTACCGTACCTTTCCTTAGTGGAGATGTAATTGGTACGATCACCGGCATTGTTCAGAGTTTAGGCGAAGCAGGACTTGTAGGTTTATTGTCAGCGGCAATAATTTACAGACTATTCACGAAGGACTAATAACTAAGTTAGGCATACCCCAAAAGCCTTACTTTATGTAGGGCTTTTACTTTTAACAAAGGAAGAAATAAATGTTAGAAATTAGTAGAGATAACATAACTACAGATAGGGTAAGAAACTATACTAAAGAAGAAAGGTTTATAAAATTACCTATTATTCATTATTTAGACTTACTCGGGGTAGCCCCCATAAAATCTCAAGTAGCATTAATAAATGCAATTAACTCACCAGACTATAGATTTGTTGTATGTGCCTTGTCTCGTCGACAAGGTAAAACCTACATATCAAACATTATTGGGCAACTAGTAGCACTAGTACCTAATGTTAATGTTTTAATAATGAGTCCAAATTACGCACTTTCGCAAATATCTTTTGATTTACAGAGAAATTTAATTAAACACTTTGACTTAGAGGTAGCGAGGGATAACGCAAAAGATAAGATAATAGAATTAACCAATGGAAGTACTATCAGAATGGGATCAGTTAATCAAGTTGATAGTACCGTTGGTAGGAGCTATGACCTTATTATATTTGATGAAGCGGCATTAGGAGATAGCGGTAAAGACGCTTTCAATGTTGCACTTCGACCTACTTTAGACAAACCCCAAAGCAAATGTATTTTTATATCTACTCCTCGTGGAAGGAATAACTGGTTCTCAGAATTCTACCAGAGGGGCTTTAGTGATGAGTATGATAACTGGGTTTCTATTAGAGCTTCTTATCATGAAAATCCTCGTTTTAGTGAAAAAGATATAGCAGATGCTAAATCAGGCATGTCTAAAGCGGAGTTTAATCAAGAGTATTTAGCGGACTTTAATACTTTTGAAGGTCAGGTATGGGACTTTAATTATGAAGAGTGTGTTGCTAATTTGGAAGAGTTGGAAACTTCTAAATTTGAAGTTTTTGCAGGGCTTGACGTAGGTTATCGTGACCCTACTGCTTTTTGTGTAATTGGGTATGATTGGGACTCTGAGAAATACTATGTATTAGAGGAGTACATGGAAGCGGAGAAAACTACTGAGCAACATGCTATAGTAATACAGGCACTAATTGATAAGTGGGATATTGACGCTATCTATATCGATTCAGCAGCACAGCAGATGAGGTTTGATTTGGCACAGGAATATGATATTTCTACTATTAATGCTACCAAAAGTGTACTAGACGGGATTGCGTCAGTCGCTACTATTATAGATAACGATAGGCTAATAGTTGATCAGAGGTGTAAAGACACTCTTATGTCACTAGATGCCTACCAGTGGAATCCTAATGTTAATTTAATAACAGAGAAGCCTGTTCATAATCTTGCTTCACATATGGCGGATGCTTTACGATATGCGCTATATACCTTTGTAGCTTCCGAAATAACTTTTTAAGTATATTTTATTAGATGAATTTTGTTGGTACAACATAATAATCTTGCCACCAACGAAAAATTCCTCTTGACATTTAGCTAGAAGTTTGATATAATTATCCAAATATAGAAATTTTGTAAGAAAAATACTTTATGAGTGAACTTAAACGCGATAAAATAAAATACATTAGAGACCGCGCAAAGAGTGCATACATAAAAGACGAAGAATGTTACATCTGTGGCGGAGTCGAGGACTTGGACTTCCACCACTTTTTTAGTGTAACAGAACTTCTTAACAAGTGGATTAAGGAAAAGAACCTCGTTATATTGACGGCTGAAGATATGATGGGTATTAGAGATGAGTTTATCGACTCACATCACAAAGAAATTTATGGTGATACGGTTACTCTCTGTCATACGCATCACTTAAAACTTCACTCGATATACGGGAAGAAGCCTTCTTTAATTACTGGCCCCAAGCAAAAACGCTGGGTTAATAAAAGAAGAGATAAAGAGTATGGGAATGTTAGATAGATTAGGGTTGCGCAAGTTAAACCCTGCACAACCTCGAATTGCTGACGGAGAAGGCGTAAATAGCGCACAACACTTTTCAGTACCCTTTGAGAGGGCGTTTGAAAAACTAGAATGTGTTAATCGAGGCATAAACATGATTGTAGATGCCGCATCACAGATAGGTATAGATGTTGGCGACAAAGAAGCATTTCCGGGTATAGCGACCATCAGGCATAAGAAGCTAGTTACCCTATTAAATAGACAACCTAATCCGTTCCAAAATGCGGACGCGTTTAGGAGACAAATCTTTTTAGATTTACTATTAGATGGTAACTGTTTTATGTATTATGATGGTGTGCACTTATACCACTTACCTGCGAGCAATGTAGTAATACATCCAGATAAGAAAACATTTATTAAAGGATATGAATACAGCGACATTAAGTATAAGCCTGAAGAAATTATTCACATCCAAGATAACTCATCAAAATCTATCTATCGAGGTACATCTCGACTGGTAGCAGCAAGGGAAACTTTAAACTTGCTGTACAACATGAGAGACTTCCAGGGCAACTTCTTCAAAAATGGAGCAGTACCTGGACTAGTACTAAAGAGTCCAAATACTCTTAGTACTAAGGTTAAAGAAAGACTAATTAACTCTTGGTCACAAAGATATAACCCTAAAAGTGGTGGTCGCAGACCTCTAGTTTTAGATGGTGGCTTAGAGATAGATAAAATGTCTGATGTTGATTTTAAAAAGTTAGATTTTGAAGAGTCTGTGAAAAACTTAGAGGATACAGTCCTCCGAGTATTAGGTATTCCATCCATATTATTAAAAGGTGGAAACAATGCAAATATTAGACCTAATCACAGACTGATGTATCAAGAAACCGTTCTGCCTTTAGTTAGAAAAGTAATTAGTGGATTAGAACGATATTTTGGTTATGACCTTGCAGCAGTACTAGAAGACCTCTCGCCTTTACAGCCAGAGTTAGATGAAAAAGCAAAATACTACAGCACTTTAGTCAACGGGGGAGTTATTACTCCTAACGAAGCTAGAGAGGCCCTAAGATTAGAAAAGATAGAGGGTCATGACGACATACGCATACCAGCCAACGTGGCAGGTAGTGCAGGCAACCCTTCCGAGGGCGGGCGACCGACTGAGGATGAAGAAGAGGATGAAGGAGACAATGAATAAAAAGTTTCAAATTAACTCATTATTTAATGTTGTTGAAAAAGAGCAGTCAGATGACAACTCTCCTTTAACAATTAAAGGTTATGCGAATACTGTATCCAAAGACCGAGCGGGCGATGTTATCGTTAAAGAAGCTTGGGAAAAGGGAGCTATGGATGATTATTTAAAGAATCCTATCGTTCTTGCTTTCCATGATTACTCACGTCCAGTGGGTACGACTGTTAGTCACAGTGTGACTGATAAGGGCTTGGAAATCGTTGCTGAAATAAGCAAAGCTGCAGGTGAGGTGTACAACCTAATTAAAGATGGTGTTTTAAAAACATTCAGTGTAGGCTTTAGCATTAAAGATGCAGACTACGACAGGGAAGAAGATACCTTTTTCATTAAAGATTTATCTTTATATGAAATAAGTGTAGTTTCGGTTCCTGCAAATCAAAATTCTACCTTTTCTTTAGCAAAAGCATTTGATTCAGAAGAAGCCTATAAAGCTTATAAAGAGTCTTATGCACCTTCAAAAGTTGAAGCAAGTGTTACACTTACTCCACCAACTGAAGTACTTGTAAAAGAAGAAGTAGATGTTAATACAATTGAGAAGGAAGCTTCTCAGGATAATATTCTTAAGGACATTGATATGACACAAGAAGAAATACAAGAGACTATGGAGCAAACGGCACAAAAGGCTGTTGACGCTTATAAAGCAGAAGTCGCTGAGAAGGAACAAACTCTTAAGGCCGAAGCTGAACTAGATAGTCTAAAAGTGGGTAAAACCCAAGCTGATAAAGTCGCTGAGGCTTTAGAAGCAAAGATTAAGGATAATGACGACAACTATGCGAAAGCAATAGAAGAACTGTCAACTGAACTTAAATCTAACAAAGATGAGTTAGCTGCATTAGCTAAGTCAAAGATGAGTTTTTCTGAAGCGGGCGCAAACGAGCCTACAGCAGACGAACTTAACGCTGCGTTTATTACGTCAAAAATACTTGGTAAGAGTGTTGATCAATTAGGTTTCGGTAAGAAACTAATTGAGAAAGCAACTCGTTGGAACGACACAGACTGGGAAACTACTTGGAATAACAACATTTTCCAAGGAATTGCTGGTCGAGTAAATGTTGAGCCTTTAATTACTTCAGTTGCTATGAACGCACGTGTAATGAACTTCCCATTCAACCCAGATACTGGTGTTGACGCTACTTGGGTAGACGCTTCAAACGCTGATGACTTGAACGATGGTGATAAAGTTGGTACAGCATTTAATGATGTATCTTCAGGTGTTACTAGGAAGCATGGGTTAA